AACCCATGGTAGTTCTCCATACAAAGTTAGCCTATTAATCGTGTATGCGTCTGCTGGGACAGTTTAATAAGCTGGTTTCCCAGTTTTCACCATATTACTACTTTTTTATATAGATGCAAGTGTTTTGCAAATAAAAATGCCCCTCCGAAGAGGGGCGCCAGGTCATCGAAATGACAAGGGGGGTTACCTATTAGGCTCCCTGTGATCCCCACATACCGAGAGGATCAGACCAGCCAAACGAATAACGCTCACGAGACTTGTAACGAACGTTACCAGTATCGAAGTCACCGTCCATGCTGTTGCTCAAAGGAGTACGAACGAAATGCTTCATACCATTTGGAACATCGGTGGTGAGGAAGTAAGCATTTGGATCGGTCAAGAAGTGGTTAATTGCATAACCTTCTGGGATCGAACCATTGTTTACTAAAGCGTTGATATCGTTGTCGGTCGTACCAACACGGAGTTGTGTCTCGAGCAAACGAGTAGCCACGAACTGTAGTGATGGAGGAACAATCAACTTCTTGGGTTTAGCAGCGATCAAAAGACCACGCTCGTCTGTCCAAGCAGCGATTTGAATAACGGCAGCTTCCAAAGAAGTTTCGTTCAAATCAGCAGGGGTAGACTGAGTGTTGCTGTTGGTGCCACCAGAAACCAAAGGATGGTTGGTTGCAAACAAAGGTACACCGTCACCACCGTAATATTGGGCAGAGTTGGTGAAACCGTTGTTCAACACGGCAGCGGCTTTAACCTGTTTGGTATAAGCCATTGCGCGAGCCAAAGCCTTGGTATAACGAGCCGAGAGGCTGTCATACAAGTTGTCCTCGATTGCCTCTTCCGTGAGGGAGAAGCCGAGAGCGATGGTCTCATGGTTATAGCGTGCTGTAAATGCCTCTTGTGCATTGTCATAAGCGATGGCAGAGCCTTCGTTTTTGACTGGTGCAGCAGAGAATCCAGACAATTTGGTTTCTTCTTCAAAGGAACGCTCAGAGGTCTCAGTTTCATAGATCTCTTTGTGTTCTTCACCGTATCGAGCATACTCAAGACCGAACAAAGCGTTCAAGCCAGGGAGCAACTCTTTCAGTAGTTGTGCGCGTGAAATAGCCATTTATATGCTCCTTAAGCTGCTGTTGCGACAGGGGTTGCACTGTAATAGGTATGTACGCCAAAGTTAAACTTGACGATTACCTCAGTGAAAGAACCAGACGCGTTAACGGTCTCTGGCACGCCCGCAATAATACGGAAGGGCAGAGTTGTTACTGAATCGCTGGTAGCGTTACGTACACCTTCGTTTGAGTCACCAGAAGTTGTAGAACCAGCGGTGGTAAAGATACCAACGTTGTTACCTACATCAGTCTGGGTCAATCCACCAACAGTGCTGGCGGCTGAAAGAACTGCCACTTTAAAGAGAGTGTCAGGATCGTCACAAACATAAGCAGTAATATCCGAGGCAACAGTGCCGCCTGGGTAGTATTGCTGTTGAAGGAGCTGCTTGGTAGTTGGGTTAGTAAACTGACAGCCCAAGAAAATACCAACAGCGTCGGTCGCGGAATCAGTGGTGGAGACACGGCTCAAAGTACCACCGGTGTTCAGACGTACGACATCACCATAAAAAATGGAGGTGCCAGAGCCTGAAGCGATGGGAATTTGACGAGTTGCACCAGCAAATACCTGACCACCGATCAAATTGATCGGCTTGAACCCATAGGGTCCGTCTACGGTAGGATAAGCCATTTAAAACTCCTAATTAAATTTAGTTACCTTTACCAAAACTTGTCGAAGATTTCCGTTCTTTAAACAACGGCATCCGCGGGTCGCTTTGGCGCATGAGATTGTTGTCTACAGCCTCAGTTTGGGATTCGCTTTGCTTTGCATAATGGTCATTACGCTGCTTAACAAACTCCTCTGGGGTTTTGCAGAGTAGCAATCCGCCAATCTCAATGTTGTCTTTAAACCGACTATTGGGATCGACTAACAGTTTTAATTTTGGTTGCTCTTCGATACTTACTGGCTCCCAGCCTTCACGCAATTTAGCGGATAAGTTCCGTGGGTCAGAAGTATTTAAAGTCGAAGTGCGAATCCAGCGATAAGCATAGCCAGCCTGTTTGTCGGGCTCTGGGAGCAACTCTGCGGGCGCCCACTGTTTAGGACGCTCTGTCGTTGCGCGGCTTTGAAGCTCACGCGATAATCTGTTTTCAGCCATTTTGGGCCTCCAATTTTGTAAGTTCACGGGCGTACTGCTCTGGTGTTAGTCCAAGTTTCTTGGCAAGTTGGACTTGCGTACCACTTAACCTAATTTTCTTAGGTGAGGTGCTACGTGTTGCCGGCGCTACAACCGTGCTTGCTTTAGGACGATTAGTTTTTTGTGGCTCATCTTCCTTTACTTCAGACTCCTCAAAATGCTCTGGGAATCTCCGACGCATTGTTTTGTCAATAGTGTCGTAATACTCGTTAGTAGTAGCGTAGGACATACCATGTTCCTTAACTAACTTTTCATGTAGCCCAAGGGCTAAGCTAGTCATTTCTTCGTCTTGACCGAACCAGCTATTGCGTTCTTGCCACGCTTTCGCTTTTAGATCAGGTGTGTATCTAGGCTGCTCTTGCGCTAGTTGTACAGCATTTTCTTGATTTTGTAAAGCTTCATTGTCATATTTGTAAAGTTTTAACTGTTCTGCCTTAAATTTAGCAGTCGTCATTCTTTCCTGAGCTTCGATGATCTTGTCTGCATCGCCTGACTCATAAGCTTCTTTGTAATCGCGTTTTGCTAGAGCAAGCTCGTTATCAGCAGCCTCTCTTGCCGCATTAGCAAACACTTCTTGCCCGGAATTAACCTTGGCTTTGAGGGCCTTGTTCTCTTCCATAAGCCGTTTAGCGATTGCCAACGCCTCTTGCTGCTCGCGATAAGCAGCCTCTTTAGCACGACGTTCATCATGCCAAACCTTCTTTAATTGCTTGAACTTCTCCTTAGTTTCGCCTTCATACTGGTCTAACTCATCCTTCTCCAGTCTCTCGGTTACTTCTTTGGGTAGCGGTTGACGACCACGATCCTCTGGTGGGGTGTCGTCTTCAATCTCAATCTCCGGCTCAGCTTCTTTTGCAACAGCTTTAGCGGCTTCTTCTAAGGGTTTACCCTTATCTTCAACCTCATCCGGAAACTCAAACTCCATAGTTTCTTGTTTGTTTTCAGCCATTTACAACTCCTTTAGACAAATTTACGAGTAATCCCGCGGGGGTCTTGAACTACAGCCTCCACAGAGTCATCGTTAATGATGCGGAACTCACGCCCGTGAATAACCAGTCTTGTCCCGGCGTTTGGTCGCACTAGAATAAAATCACCTTGTTTACACCAAGGCCCGTTAGGGAAGCGTGTCTTGTCCTGATAGCAATCTGGGCCTAGCTTGACTACAAATAAAACCGTAGTTAAGAGCTCGTCGTGCCGGACAGTCTCGTCTGATTTTAAGATCCCGCTATCAAACTTATCCTCAACTTCTGGAATAGCGCACAAAATGCGATAGCCCATCGGATCAGGTAGTTGACTAGCTTTTTCTTCGTTGCTTGCTTCAAAATTTACTGCACCTACTATTTGCGGTTTATCGGGGTTTGTGCCGATAAGGATTTCACTCATCTGAGTTCTCCATTCGTTCTTTGAGGTCTAATATGTATCCCTTTGCAGTGAACAGACCCCGAATTTCACCACAAAGTTTTTGATACTGGATGTGATCTAGACTACCAACTATCACCGCATCCTTAAGTTGGTTTGTCTTGTCATCAATTTGCTTAATTAAAAGCTCTAGTTCTGTCATTCTTTACCTTTTGTCGGTGTTTTACTCAACTGCTCTTTGGTTTTAGCCATCTCGAATCCAAGCTTAGTGCCTTCAAACTGTTGGTGAAAGTCTTGCTCTTCACGATCTTTAGCCATCTTGATGCCAACCTTAGTACCCTCAAGCTGCAAAGTATCTTTAACCCGCTGCTCCTCAATATCAAGTTGGCGATTTCTCAACTGCGCATCAATCTGGTCTTTCTGCGCTTTGCGTTGTACTTCTTGACCCTTCAATGCAAGCTCTTGTTGCTGCATCTGAATGATCGGATCTTGCGCTTGCTCTTGAGCCTGCGCTTGTGCTGCTTGTTGTTGGTTCATCGTTAACAACTGAACCCCTGCTTGTGCAACCAAACGAGAGATCTGTACCTCGTACTCCGGAGGAATAACTTCCCTGTCTTTGTCAGGAGTTTCTTCGCTATATGGGAGTGGTGCTCCAAGTTGCTGCTCAATATCTTGGCGATACTTAAATGCAAAATGCTCTGCCATATGCGCTTGCATCGCCCCAATAATTGCCTGCCCTGCCGGGCTTTGTTGCAGCATCTGCTGCGTTGTTGGGTCTTGCATAAACGCCGTATGTGTAGTCAAGTGCGCCTGATGATCTTGATAGATAAACGCTTTTAGCGGCTTGCTACGGATCGCATCCATGTTCTCCGTAACTGGATCCGTGGGCTTCTGGTCGTCTTGCATCGGAATAAGTTTTGCCGCATTCTTGATCCCCAAAACATCGAGCATTTGCCGATGTAGTAAGGGTAAGTT